AACCTAAAGGGTCACCTTTTAAATTTTTCTCTACGGGGTCTTTTATTGAATCTGCTAATGGTGATGGTGAGTGTATAATTTCATCAGCGACAGCAGCTTGTTGCTGATTACCGCCCATGAAACCACTTTTGATACCATTTACAAATCCGCTTACTTGATTGAATATTGACATGTATAAATAATCCTATTGTTAGTAATATTTATATAGGTAATAAGAGTGATATGAGAAAGAGTTATAAAGGTTTATATAGACCCACCAATCCAAAGAAATATGTCGGTAATACCAAGCAAATAGTGTATCGTTCACTGCTTGAAAGACGGTTCATGCGATATTGTGACCTTAATGAGGATATTCTATTTTGGGCAAGTGAAGAATTACCAGTTAGATATTATAACCCGCTAGACAAAAGATATCACCGATATTTTCCTGACTTTGTTGTAAAGACTGTGAATGGTGATAAGTACATGATTGAGATAAAACCCTCCCGGCAAGCAGTGAAACCCAAACCGCCAAAATCAAATAAATCAAAAGCATATATGCGTGAGTCATTTGAGTATATTAAAAACCAAGCCAAGTGGAATGCAGCTAAAGCTTATTGTGAAGATAATGGTATGCAATTTAAAATTATTACCGAAAAGGACCTTGGTCAATACTAAGCACTTATATTGCTAGCATTCTTATCAAAATAAGGGTCAATGCCTGTGTCAAGTTTGCCTGAGTGAACATCTGTTTGATTTGCAACTGAGCTATTACTTGTGTTATAATTGTTATTGTTAACCACTATTGCACCTTGATTATCATTTGCTAAATCAGGTATACTACCTGCTGGTAACTTAACATTTGTTGTATTACCTGTTCCTATAATGTCTGTCATATCTACATCTGGACTTTGTATTGTAGTTCCTCCTCTTTCACCTAAAGACATATCTTGTTTTACAACAACATATTTTTTATTTTTTTTATCATATGCCACTTTCGCTTGAGAACCTATTTCTTCAGCGACTCTTTCTGCAAAACCAGCACCAAAAGCTCTAAAGTCTTGACCATTTTGTTGTAATACACCGTCTTTAAATTGATATTTACCAGCAATGGTCTCTAAACCTTTTGCCTCGTCTAATGCAATCTTTTCAGCAACGCTAGCGTCACCTGTTGAAACCTCATCTAATTCTGATTGTGTTGGTGTAATATTAAATTTCATTTTATCTTTAACAAAATCAGGTAATGGTAATGCGTCAACAATACCGTTTATTGCTTCTTTAATTCTATTGCCTATACTAGCAAAAAAGTTAGTAATAGGTTTAAACATGTTACTAACAAAACCCAATATCTTATCAGGTAATCCTGTTATAAAATCTTTTACTTTATTAAAACTATCACTAAAGAAATCACTAATAGAATTAAATATATCGGCAAAAAATGTAAATGCACCATTAATGGCGTCTGTAATAGTAGTTTTTACAGTTTCATATGCGTCAACAAAAAATTGTACAATATTATTTTTTAATGAAATAAACCAATTACCAATACTAGTTATAACATCTGTAACATAAGTTACAATATCATTATATAAATTTGTAAAGAATTCACCTACTGCTGTCGCCAATGGTGATAAAATATTAATTACTGTTTCTAATATGGCTTTTGGTATTGCAAGTACAAAATCAAATAAACCACCAAATATTTCACTTAAACCACCTAATATATCACCATCAAATAACATTTTAAATCCATCAACAACTCTTGTTACTGCGTCAATTACATATTTCATTACACTACCAAGACCCTCTAAAATATTTTTAATTAAGAAATCACCAACCATCAATAAGAAATCAGTAAGAGGTTTTAACTTTGGTATTAATTTCTTAATACCATCTAATGCTGGAGCTAATGCCTTTGCTATCTCATCTGAATATTTGTAAACTAATGTGAAACCTAATATTAATGCACCAAGAGGTCCAAACTTACCAAACAGTTTAACAAGTAATCCACCCTTACCAAAGAATGCCATAATAGGCGCAAACATTTTTTTAAATAGACCGGCACCTGGTAAACCACCTAAAAATGCAAATATACCACCTGATTTTTTATCAGCTTCTTGTTCAGATACATCGCCTCCACCAGCAGGACCTGGTGGTTCAGGCATTTGGTTTTCTTTAGCTAATTCAGTTGCGTCTTCTCTTTCTCGTCTGTCTTGCAACTTATCAAGGTCAAATATATCTTTTATACCTTTTGCAATTTCACTAATACCTCTTAAAGTTCTAACTTGTATATCTCTAATTTGTTCTAATATTTGTGTTGAGCTATCGGTGTTTTCTGCTAGTACAGCACTACCTGAAGCAGCTACTAATGCATTACCAACAACTTTTTGTTGTTCTTCTACAACTGCTAGAGCTGTACCTATTTGTTTGTCTTCTTCAGCCACTATTTAAACCTTTTATTGATGTATTTGTAAACAGCATATGCACCTAGTAATACAACTATTGTACCAATGCCATCAAACCAACTTGTCTCATTGATTACTTGTAATAAATCTGCTGTTACCCAATCCATTATTTCTTACTCTTACTAGTTCCTGTGTATAGACCAAACCAGGCAGCGCCAGCACCAACAACGATACTGATTAACCCACTCTGTTCCATAGTCGGAGCAGATAAGTCCATATACCATATTACGCATTTGTATAACAATATAATATAAACTGTTAAGAATAGTCTTGGAAATATTCTCCAAGCGTCAACAGCTCTTGCCATATGTATCAATTTTGCATATGGATTTACACCAAGGTCTTTGATTGAAGTATCCACTTCTAAATCAACATGCACCTTTTGTTTTGGCGTTGCGATTTTTACATCTTTTATTTCTTCAGCCATTACTTCCTCTCTCGTTCTCTTTTTTCTTTTTCTTCCTTGATATATGCAATCAACAAGTTTACATATATCTCCCTTTCCCACGGTACCATATCATTTAATTCGGTTAATGAATATTTATGATGTTGCATTAACGCAAAATTCACTTGATAATGGTTTTCAAGCGTGTCATGTGATAGGGCTATCCGAAAAAATCAGAAAGACCCGATAATGTAATCTTACTTTTTACCTTCGTTTTAGGGTTTTCAACTTCAATTTCATGCATTAATTTAGGCATAGTTTCATAAAATTTTTGTATTTTTTTAAATGATTTACTATCTAAACTTTCAATAAATTTGTCAAGTTCTTCTCTTGAATAATCTTTTGCTTGATGTACTTGTTCACCCTCAATGATTTGATAGATACCCTCTGCGATAACATTAAAAAGTGCTTTTGTGTCACCTTTACTATAATCCTTTGTAGGGTCAACTGAAGCTAATGTTGGATATTTCATCAACACTTGTATTTTTCTCGCTTCATCTACCATAATTTTGTTTGTGTGTTCATCATCTACATGTACATCTACAGTAGATAAATCTACTTCAACCTCTGCATAGTCTTTTTTAGTGTCAGGACATAGAATTTTTAGATTTGCTATCTCACCAACTGATTTAGCTCTTATTTGTAAAAATACATATTCTAAATCAAATGTTGGTAACTCATCTACATTTAATTGTCCAAATGTACATACATTAACAATATTTTGTAATGCACCCACTATTTGTTTTTGTTCTTGCGATTCCATTGCTTGTAATAAGATTTTTTCTTCTTTTACAAGAAATGGTCTAAACTTTACTTTTACATCACTTGAAGGTAATGTCAATTCAAAAGTATTTGTTTCCAATACTGGCAATGCCATAATATTATCTCCTTGTTGTTAACCAAAAGGTGGAAATAATCTACCACCTGTTACTCTACCTATCGGTAGATTTCTTCTAGTTGTTTGTAATACATCTCTGCCCGCTCTTCTAATTTCAGGAGGCAGTTTGCTTAATATACCACCAAACAATCCAAAATCTGTACTTGCTTTTATAGTTGGTTTATTACCAACTGCGTCACCTATAGTTGCTTTGTTTACTTCGTCTATAGTTAAATTTTTCCATGTTCTAAAGTTTAATGTAACTGGTACCTCTACAATTACATTATTATTACCATATGCATATTCAATAGGACTAATTGTTTGTGGGTACACTTCAAACAATCTTACTGCATATGTAACTCTAGCGTCATCATCACCTTTTGCGTCAAACTGGCCTAATTGAAGTATGTCTATTGAACCGACATATTCATCATAATATTTCATGTCGTGAGTTTCATTATTAAAAATCTTTTTTTGCCAATTTTCCCAAAATAATCTCTGTCTTAAAAACTTATCACCAAAAAATGTCGCTTCTACTTCACCACTAAATGAGTATGCATAAGGCATTTCTCTTTTAGGTCCATAAGTTCTAACTGGTTGTGTATTAACATCTCTACTAGGCATGGTAATTTTATTACACATCATTTGTATATTTTCTCTTGTAACAAGACTTTCTAAATCATTATTAGTACCTGCACTACTACCACCAAACTCACTTGCTAAAAGTTCTGCATTTGAAAGTTTTGCTCTAGCTGGTGGATTAATTATGACCAAAAACCTATTTGGTCTTGCCATACCTTCACCTTGATTTATCTGTGCCTGAAATCTCTGCAAAACACCAGAACCACCAGGTTGTCTTTGTAGTCTAGGGTCTCCTGCTACATCAACCAATGACTTATCTCTTGGCAAGCCAAGTCTGATATCAAAATTTCCTATTCTTCTACCGCCTCTTAAAATTGCCATTAAAATGTTTTCCTACTTTTTGCAAAAACAGAACCAATTGTTGCACCTTGAAACTGTGCTACAGGTAGATAAGCTGCTAATGCCATTTCATTTACATCTACTCTTAAAAAGTTTGACCTTACATGAGAGTACAAATATCTCTTAATACTTGCTTTTGTATATTTATTGTTCTTTATTGCATTATACGAAGCTTGAATTTTTGTTGATTGGTCAAACTTTCCATTACTAGCATATGATTGTAATTGTTGTAAAAATGCAAATCTAGCACCATAAGGCAAATAATGAAAATTTAAACCAATAAAACCACCTTTTGCTGGTTCTATGGGTAAAACTAATGGGAATGTGTCATAATAAGGTAATCGTGCTTTTGTTTTAGGGTCATAGAAGAACATACTCATACGACCAGCACTAGGTCTACCTAATAATTTACCAGAGGCAAACAATTCACTAGGGCTTGTTCTATCTGCAATTAATGATACAGCATTTCTGTACCAATTAGCACCCTTTTGTTTGTTACCTTGTAAATCTTTTAGTGGTTCAAATATATCAATTGCCATACCACTATTTATAAGAAAACCCCTAGCGATTTCTCGCTAGGGGTCAATGCTTTCAGTAATGAGAGAGAAAGGTTAATCTTCGTCTGCTAATTTACTAAAGTAGTCGAGGGTATCATCCTCGTCACTAGCAGTCGTTGATTGACTTACTTTCGGCATTTCCACGGAGGTCATAGTCTGAGGTGGGAGGTCTACAGTATCTACAGTTGCCGTGCTTTGCGTACCCGTAATTACCCTATTCAGTTTCTCTTTGAGTTCATCATAGGTCTTAAAATTACTAGGGTCAACAAATGGTTTTAGAGGGTGTTGTTTTTCCCATATCGCTTTGATTTCGTCATCTGACTCTTTCACTTGCGACACACTCTCAAATTCAGATTTGTCATAGTTCCAATAACCATCAACTTTTCTGATTTTTAGTTTAAAGTTTGCACCTTTCCAAAAATCAAATGGGTTGATTGCTTGTTCATCTTCAAAAGCTGGTTGCATTGCTTCAGTAATCTTATCAAAGATTTTTTTACCAAACTTAAACAAGAAAACTTTACCCTCATTTTCAGGATGTTTTGGGTCACTAACAACATAGATGTTAGAATAGTAAGATAACTTTCTCTTACGCTTTCTAGCAATCTCTTTGTCACTATCAACACCAGTATTCCAAAGTCTTGTATTCTCTTCAGACACCGGGTCTTTTTGATTAAGAGTTGTTAATGAGTT